TATATCATATCGGTAATACCATTGATACATCTTGCATTAGTAGGACTTCCTAAGTAGTAATCTATTAAAGAACCAAAATAGTTGTTGTCCTCTCCGTAAGATACCCAATCCTTGTTGTAAACTTCCTTTACTTCTGGTGTCTGGTAACTGGACAAATTAATAACTCTCGTAGAACCTTGTTTCTTGGCTGGAGTTACATTTGTCAACTTTGTTTTTACTCTTTTATTCATATCAATCTAATACAATATACTCTTCATCTGTGTTATGCTCAGTATATTTGTTTGTGTTTAAAGTGTGGTTAATAGCTTGGTTTGTTTGGCTTGTAGCATAAGCTTTGCTTCTAAACCAATTATTTCCGTCTCTTGTAAATTCCATATAATAAGCACTCTCATCGTTTAAGATAGAAAATGTAATTGGAATTGTAACATAGTTACTATTAGCATCAGCTACTGAAGCTACTAAGTCTGTTATCGTCTCAGAAGTCCCAGTTCCGTCTTCAGTAATAACTAATTGTACATTAGTAAAATCACTTCCAACAGTAGGAAATGTTCTTGGCACAATAGTTATTGTTTGTTCCGATGTGTTTGGTAATAACTTAATCATAATAAGATAACTGAATAATGTGTTTTTTGTTTTAGATACAAAAAAAGGGAGCATTTAGCTCCCTTTCAATATAAGTGTTATATGCTATTAAGCACCAACAGTAATAGAACCTCCAGCTGAAGCAACGTCAGTTGTTAGGAAGTTAGCTGGAACTTTCTCCATACCAGTTAAAGTAAGAGTGTATCCAGATAATTCGTTCATAGCAGCACCAGTTACGATAGTACCACCAGTAACATCCATTCCGTGTTCTAAACCAGCTAAGAAAATGTTTCCGTTGTTATCTTCTACTAAAACGTGAGGTCTACCGAAAGATAATAACTTTAATTCTTTGTGGTCTTCTTTGGTTAGCTTTTTAAGTGTAAGCTCCAATACTTGCTCGAAAGCAGTCGTTCCAGTCGCTCTATCAGACTGAATATTTTGAGTGAAAGAAGAAGCTCCTTTTACCTCGTATTTATAAGCACCAACTGAAGTACCGATAGAATCGATAGCGTCTGTATCTGTAGAATTGTAAGAAACAGATAAGTCTCCAAAGTTAACGAAATAAATAGCGGTAATACCTCCAACGGAGTCTTTGCAAGGTTCTAATCTTCCAAGTGTTAAATCACAAGCCATTTGTATATATTTTTATATTGTTAATTAAAAAAGGGTGAGTAGGCACTTTGGCTTACCCACCCTTATTATTGTTTATTCCTCAGCGATTATGCAGATGGAGTGTAAAGAACGATTTCAGAACCGATTCCGTACTGAACACCAGCAGTAAGTCTCATAACGATTCTTACGTTTTGTGAACCATCTAAATCAGCCATATCGATAACTTTCACTTCGTTGTGGTCAGATAACAATCCAGTACCGAAGTAAAGGTTTGATTTCTGAGCAGCAACCATATAAGAAGAAGTCATTCCGTCACATACGAAAAGGTTGATTCCTTCGAAGTTTAAGTTACTTCTACCATCGTGGTAAAGGTTAGCATATCCTAAAGCAGCTTGTGCAGCGATGTAAGCTTTAGCAACGTTAGGAGCAACGTAGATAGATAAATCTTCTTTAGAGTAAACTTGGTCGATGATAGCATCTCTTACTTTTCCTAACTCAGCGATTACGTTAGAAGAAGTAACACCACCAGAAGCTCCAGTAACGTCAACAACGTCTGAATCAGCAGCAGCTAAAGTTAAGAATCCGTCAAATTCACCAGAGTTAGAATCATCTCCAGCCCAGATGTTTTGCTCATTCTTCTCAGCTACTTTAGCAGCAACGTGAGCGATTAAGAAATCAGCGAAAGATGGAGGTAAAGAATCAAATGCAGAGTATCCCATAGATACAGCATCCCAGTCAGAACGGAAGTCAGACTTACATAATTGTAAGTTCACTTGCAATTCTTTTGGAGTAATGATTCTTTCAGTCAAAGTAACGGTAGAAGTAGCAGAGAAATCACAAGAACCGTCAGCCAAAAGGTCTCCAGTTGCTAATTTCTTAATTACTTCTTTGTACTTGATGTTTGGTTTTACTTCGATACCACCGTTTTCGATAGTAGAAGCAGAGAGAAGAGCAGCAGCGATATATTTAGAAGCCGATTCTCCAGCGTAAGTAGTAGTAATACTTGTAGTAGTAGCCATTTTATTTATTTATTAGAAATTTTAGATAATACTTTGTCAAAAGTTGAGGTTCTTCTTTTTTGAGAGAATAAATGCATCTCTCTTTTCTCAACCATTGCTTCTGGGTCGTGCTTTAATTCAGCAACTTCTTCCTCAGCAGCTAATTCTACCTCTTCTTGAGGTTGTTCTACTTCATCAGCAGAAAGTTCTTGTGGTACGTCTTTAGAGTCTTCAGCTCCCATTCCAGACATAACCTCATCAATCATAGCTCTTAATTGAGCAATTTCTTGAGATAGTTCTTCTTTAGTTGCCCATTGAGCTTCAACTGGAGTATCTTGAGGTGCAGCTTCTTCAGCTAACTCTTCTTTTACTTCATCTTGAACCTCTTCAGTCGCAACTTCTTCTTGAAGTTCTACTTGCTCTTCTACAGCTGGAGTCTCAACAACTTCTTCTGTAGCTCCAAGTAATACTTCTTTGAGTTTTTCAACTACGTCTTTAGCGTTCATATATATTTGGATTATTAATTAATTAATCTACTATGATAACCAACAGATAATTAATCTGTTGTATTTTGTAACTATTCGTTAGTTACAGTAGACTCACCTTGATTAACTAATGAGCCTACTCCTTGAGCTTGTAATGAACCATCACAGCATTTACTAGAGTAAGTACCATCTGGACACAAACAACCTCTTCTTGAGCCTTTAGGGCTTGTTCTGCTAGGAGTTTTCTTCATCTCTTATAGTTGTTATACATAGATATACTAATGGTATATACAATATGTGGTCTGTTTCTGTTTCGTTTATTTCGTAACTTCTAATTCCGAAAAGTATTCCTTGATAAAGTCCAATACTAATTTCCCAACCTCTAATCATTATCGATAGATTTTAGTTTATTGATTGCCCAGTTGATACCAGAAGTACCACCCCATCCAAGCCAAGCTACATAACCAGCATCTTTCCAAGGTGTGCTTTTATATTCTTCTGCTACTTCAGCATTCTTTTGGTGTCTCTTAAAAGAAGCCATACGAGCAATCGTTGAGCGAGTTAGTTTTTCTTTCTTAGCTAATTGGTTTGCTCTTCGCCATCCTACAGAAGTCATTCCTTTGATTTCATTAGGATATTCTTCTCGCCATTTTAAGACCTTCTTAGCGTTGTTTGAAGCAGATTCTGGGTAATCGTTATATGACTCTAATTTAACCTCTCCAGAGGCAGATAAGAAGTCTTCAAGAAGCGATAATGCTTCCATTTCAGCTAAATCTTCTTCTGTTGGTTCTTGTGGTCTTTCATCAAGTTTATCAGTAAAGAATCCTTCGATTGAAAATCCTTTAACCATTCCAGTCTTAACAAACTCTTCCCATATTTGGTCGTTGTTTACTTTAACTGAAATCATCCAAGTACCTACTGGTAAGTTTAGATTGTATTTTCTTGACTTGTCTTTAACTTCATCTTCTATAATCCAAGACTCAACTACAGATAAGCCTCCGATTTCGACTTCGTGTTCCAATGTCGAATTGTTTTGTTTACCTCTTGACAAAAAGAGTTGTGAAGCCTTTCGCACAGTATCCTCGCTAAAGAAGATAAAATATTCGTCTTCTCCATTTCTTCTATATATTTTTTTGTTAGGTATTAGAGCTGGTCCAAGAAGTATTTTCTTCTCTGCGTCTACCTCTGCTAACTTTATTTCTTTATTATTTAGAGCAATAAAGTCTTCCTCGATAGCTGGATGCTCTACGATAGATACAGCATCAATTCCGCTGTATTCGTTTTCTTCGTCTATGAATAATTCAAATATTTCCATAATAAGGTAACTTGGTTATTTGTAATCTGTTATATTTTTATCCTAATGAAGCAGTCTTTACTAC